ATCCGAGGATTCTGTGCGCGGGCGGTGTGGGGGAATTCGAGTTGAAACGACCTTAGCTGTGCCTGCGCATCTTCCGCACTGTGGGTGATGGTGCAATAACACAACACCATCTTCCTCTCATCATCATCTCTCACGATTACGTACATAATTCTCCCTCGCCATTTTTAATTCCATGAGCAGTCGCATTGGTTTGTTGGGGATGAACACTCCGCCGTCGCAATCGGCGTCGCTGTAGTCGTCGAGATACTCTTCTATCTCGTCCAGAACGTCATCGAGTTCGGTTTGCGCGTCCATAGGAATGACGGTACGCCCCACACGCCAAATGTGTCAAGCACTAAATTCAAGAATAAATCGATGTTGACTCCCCCACTCCCCAAAGCGCATGATGTGAAAATGGGAAAGAAACCAACTTGGCACTGCCGCCCCAGCAACCTCCCCGCCGGAATGTGCGAGCGGTGCAAGAAGCGCTATCTCAAGGAAGCCAGGGCGCGTGCGAAATTGCGCAAGAAGAATGCCGCGTATGCCGCCCGAATCCGCGCCTATAACACCGCTTACCAACGCGAACGAAGGGCACGAATAAAGCGCGAGTCCGACGGCTAATCACGCTACAATGGCCTGATGAATTCCACCACGCAATAAAAAATCCCCCTCGCCAAAGGGGGATTCTATGTTTCCTCCGGTCGCCAAACCTGAAAGGATCGCTCCAGTGAAAGATACCACAACGGCGCAGCCCGCGCCCAAGCCAGCTAAAACTAAGACTCCCCCCGCTCCCCTCCAGATGCCCCAATCGCTCAATGTGGCGCTGGAGAACCTGAACCGCGAATACTGCGTTATCAAGCGGTTGCCGGGGATTGCGGTCATCCCCACTCTCGCTGATCCCGAGATCCACATTTACTCCCGTGGTGAGTTCTGCCAGACGATTTGCAGCAATAAGCGAGTCTCAGGCCGTGCCGTGGCAACAGAATGGATGAACTGGACCGGGCGGCGGGAGGTCAAACGATTGACCTATGCGCCAGGAAGGCCGCAGTTCATTGGGGAGGAGCTAAACACCTGGGTTCCCTCGCCAATCGCCCCTAAGCCCGGAGACCTTACTCTCTGGCATTCCTATCTGGACCACATATTCGCTTCGGACTCCACCCACCGCGACTGGTTCCTCGCATGGCTGGCATACCAGTTCCAATACCCCGGAACCAAGCTCCATTCCGCCGTAGTCTTCTGGTCCGCCGAGACAGGAACCGGCAAGTCTCTGTTCGGTTATCTCGTGGCCGCCTTATTCGGTCAGCACAACTTCGCCGAGATCAACGAAGGCGAGCTGCACGGAAATTTCAACTTCTGGGCAGCGCGCAAGCAGTTCGTGATGGGCGAGGAGATAAAGGGCTCCAACGCGCAGAAACAAGCGGATCTCCTCAAATCCGTCATCACGCGCAAATACGTCACCATTAACACAAAGAATACCCCCCACTACACCCTCCCCGATTGCATTAACTACTTCTTCACCTCGAATCGCGAAAATGCTTTCTTCCTCGACGACACCGACCGCCGCTTCTTCGTCCACAAACTCGCGGACGTGAAGCTCGACGCCGCCTATGTCCACGGCACCCTGCTCCCCTGGCTATCCAACGGCGGCAGCGCGGCCATCCTCGATTCCCTGCTCAAAATCGACCTCACCGCCCCCCTTGCCGCCACCGGCAAGCCCTTCATTCCCACTGGTCCAGCTCCCCAAACTTTCGCGCGAAGGGCCATGATCCAAGCCAATCGCGAGCCAATTGACGAATGGTGGGACAGCTTTGTTGGTGACTTACCCGCGACATCCTTAGTTCTGTCCATCGATGACCTATGGACTGCCTACACCACCGCACACAAACGGTACAAAGAGACCGTATTTGTCTTCCAAAAGCGCATCCGTCCGCGCCTGAATCCCCTACGCGGAGGAAATCAAATCTCCCTGACAGGCGAACCCCGCAGACGGCTTTATCTGCTCAGCAGCCTTCTCAGCAATGCTCAAGCTGCTGAGAAGCAACGGCTTGAGCTTCTCAGCACCGAGGAAATTTCTCAGGAGTATTTTGCTTGCCGAGAAGTCATCTGAGAGCCGTAAGTTTATGACACCGCATTAGTTCTCGTATATCTTCTCTCTTTCTCAGATAAAGAGAATATAAATACTAGGACGTGTGTAGTGTAAAGCCTACTTGACGAAAAAGGCACATCTCGGGGATGTGCCTAAATCATCTGAGAATCGTGAACATCTGAGAAGTTGGGGTTAGATCCTCTCCCTCGACCCCCAAAACGCCGCCCCAAGCACCACCACCACCGCAATCACTTTCGGTGCGATCCAGGCGAGGGAATGGAGCTGATTGGCGAGATCTGCGGTATTCATCTCGCCACACTCGTGATTGCAGCGCCTAACGCCATTACCGCCCATACCGCCACACCAAGCGGCAAACAAACCATCTCCCGCCGGTCCATCATCCATTGCTTAGTCCGTTTCATATAAACTCCCTTCGAGGTAACTTTCATGCCTGCCTTGATCTCGCTACTCATCTCGTTGATTGTTCTGGGCCTCATCCTCTGGTGCGTTTGGTGGATTCTCTCCCTGATCCCCGTCCCGCCTCCTTTCGCCGTGGCGATCCGCGTGGTGTTCGCGCTGATTTGCCTTGTGGCGTTACTCAGCCTCTTGTTCGGCGGCTGGAGCTTCCCCTTCGCCGTGTGGCGGCATTAGCCCACTCGCAAGGGTGCTCGTGATAGCCGTTCGGCTGGGGCTGCGCTCCCTGCATCCCCTCATTCCCAAGTTCAATCGTCAGTGTGAATTGCATTTTCAGCTCCTGAATCCGCCTGGTAAGCGGCTTAGTTTGGTGGTGCGTGAGTAGCCCTAGGCGTAAGCAGGAAGTATTAGAGGAATCCTGGTTGCGCGATTCCAGCAACCCTCCTCCTCGTCGTTCAACACTATGCGGCAAACCTCAAGCAATCCGCCGTGTTTGTATCCCCACTTGCGTCCGTCCGATATTGCCCGCTCATCGGTACGTGCCCAAATGAAGTGCTTTTTCTCATCATTGCCAATTAGTTCGTAAGCTTCATGCATTTGCGATCTCCCTCCATTTAGGTGAGCGGTAAAAGCCGCTCGGCTCAGGCTGCTATGCCGTGATTTGCTCCGCCACAAGCGCACTCGCAGTTATGGCCGCGAGCTGACGTGCAACGGGCATCGCACTTGTGGTCTGGATTGAAGAAAGCTTTCAGGACGCCAAAAGTCATCATCTTCTGGCAGTGCGGGCAGATACCCATCTCGGTATCGCCACCATAGACGGTGGGACGGCCACCACCACAAGACTGAATGTAGACACCGGCGGGAACGTGCTGGCCGGACTCTGCCATGCGATAGAAGTAGCCCTTAGCGCGTTCAATCGGGTACTCGACTCGCTTACCCCGCTTGCAGCGCTTGCAGTTGTAGATGTAAGTGGCCATTTCAAACCCCTTATTGTGGACTCATCAGTGCGGACATGATCCGCAGACCGCCGTAGCGGTTTCGTCCTAGACTCGAACTGTGCCGGCAAAATCGGGCGCCTCACCGTTCCACGTAGCAACGCGAAAGCTATGGAACCCATCCTTCGCCGCGAGAATCTTGATCTGGTCAATTCTCTGGCGATCGGTAGTCTCTGTAAGCAGGACTTCCTCATACCGCTCTGTTGACCCCGCAGCTAAGCCATAGAGCAGGTATTCTGTCACTTCATAGGCTGGTGCATCATTTGGTCTGACTGTAATCGCTGCCATAATTCCTCCAGTGAATCCAATATTGGACCCATTTCCGCTGCTTGTCAAGCACTAAATATAACCCATTTATGTGAGCTGAATTGACAAATGGTGTAAGCTCTGAAGTCGATATGGGAGCCGGCAGACCAACGGAATATCATGATGGATTGTTAGAGCGAACGACAAAACTCTGCCTGCTGGGCTATACAGATGCGGAACTCGCTGATTCTTTAGGGGTTTGTGAAGCAACAATTAATAACTGGAAAAATGCACATCCACAATTTCTAGAGGCCATAAAAAGCGGGAAGGAAAACGCCGATTGCGAAGTCGCAAGTGCTTTGTTTGAAAGGGCTAAGACGACTTCCGATACAGCGGCTATCTTCTGGCTGAAGAACCGTAAGAGCAAGAGTTGGGCAGATCGTAAAGAAGTCACTGGAGCTGACGGCGGCCCTGTTGCGTTCACTGTGAAGTCAATCCTAGAGGAGACGAAGTAAAATGCCCGCATATCCAGCACATTCGCCAGTATTCATCTCCCCAGGAAACATCATTGCGTTAGTGAATAATGCCGCGACGGATAGTGGCATCACCGCGACGATTCAAGTGAGCTGTGCAGCGCAACCGAATGCGAGTTCCAAGCTGACTCTGGTGAATAACACCAATCAAACGGCGACGGTTCAAGTTGCTGCGGTGGATGCGAATGCGAACTATGTTCCATTGACTACGAGTGTGACAGCTGCAGCGGGAGCCGCCGTGGTGTTTGACTGTGTTGGCCCGTTCATCCGCTGCACGTTCGGAACCGCGCCGACAACGGGTTCCCTCTACTTGTGCAGGTGATGAAATGGACTTCTATGATCCGGATCAATTCGATCCCGAAAGTGTTGAACGCCTGGAGTCTCACTTCGGGCTGAAAGTCGTTAGCGCGCATGACTACGATAAGCTGCTTGAGTTGTGGCGAGCGCAGAACAAGCTGATCAACTCTCTTGGACCGAATGTAGTTTCGTTCTAAAGATGGCAAAGCAAGTCGATCTAATCCTGCAACCGAAACAACTCTCACTTGGCCAGTTGATCTATCGCACTGGTCCCGATGTCGCCACATGGATCGGCGGTGGTGGCGCGCGAGCTGGCGGTAAGAGTGGCGGCCTACGCAGGATCATGCTGGACCGTCGCATGCAACGTCCCGGCACCGCTGGCGTCATTGTCCGCCGCACCTACAAGGATGTGAATGAGAATCACATTCAGAAGTACTTCAGTGAATTCCCGGATCTTATCCCCTACTGGCGCGCAACGGATAACGAGTTTCGTCTCCCCAACAAGTCGCGCTTATGCTTCCGCTATTACGAGAACAAGCAAGCGGTAGATCAGGGGTTTTGGGGGCCGGAGTGGTATGACGTGTTCATCGACCAAGCGGAACAGTTCACCGAGTATGAGTTGACCATCGCACGCAGCAGTTGCAGATGGCCCAACGCGCCCATGAACGACTGCAAGCTGGGGTTGTTCTTCAATCCAGGCGGAGTGGGAACGGAATTCTTACGGCGTGTGTTCCACCAACGCCGCTTCAACGCGAACGAGAACCCATCCAACTACCACTTCACGCATCTCTTCGGATGGGATAATTACGTGTGGTTTGAATCATTAGGGCTATCCCCGAAGGAGTTCTATGCCCTCCCAGATGGCGTCAAGGCGAGCGAACCGTGTCCTGCGGGTGATCGTGGTGACCGGGAATCTGGCTATATGTGCTGCCGCTTCCATCTCTTTATCCATCGGACCGCGGAGGGACAGAAGCTCAACGCTCTTCCTCCTTCTTTACGCGCTGGTCACCTTCTTGGCAGCTTTGACAGCTTTGCAGGTCAGTATTTCGCCGGAGTCTGGGACGAATCCAAACTCATCCTCACCGCGCAGCAGGAAGTGAATCTCATCCAATCGTGGTGGGCACGGTGGATGGCGCATGATGACGGCTTTGTGCATCATGCGGCTGTGGGGTGGTTCACGAGTGGTAAAGCCTCTCCAAAGCTCTTTCAAGAAGTTTTTGGCGTACAGATTCCCGAAGCGGTAACCGTCGTGGTGGTGTATCGCAATCTTGTGGAAGCGGAAGTAGAGCCTGGAGAGCTAATTCGGCGCGCACGTAAGCTAACATCAATCGACGAGGCGCGCACGTTGAGTCGTTACTTCCTCTCCGTCGACGCATGGGAGAAGGATAGCAAAGGGCATTCCGTCGCGGAGGAGATTACGAAAGAGTTGCTCAGGCCGCAGACCATGCAGCAGGGGGCGAAGGAGCTCACCGTCACGTTCCCCCCGCCCGAACAAGCGGATAACGCGCGAGTTGGCGGATGGCGCTATCTCTACGCCATGATGAAGAAGACGGCGGATGTGCTGGAGGGGAAGATGAATCCAACGCGCGGAAATGACGATTACGACAAGGATGACTCAGGGGGTTACTCGCGGGATACTCCCTTGTTATTTATCTCCAGCGCGTGTCAGGACGTGATTGAGGCGATTCCTATGGCGATCCGCGACGATATCCATGCCGGGAAGCATGAGGATATTATCAAGCTCCCCACGAAGGCTGACGACGTGCTGGATATGCTACGGTATGGCGTGAAGAGCGCGTTGCGGGCGAAGGTGACGCCGTTCCCCGTGGTCGCGGCAGAGAGGCGATTGGAAATGGAGCAATCGGGCCTCAGCATGACGGAGATGGCGATCCAGTTCAAGAAGATGGAGTTGGCGCGATCTAACGGCAGGCACTCGCGGAAAGGAAGTTTCCGATGATTGAAGCAACGGTAATCCTCCTCCTGTTGGGAATCCTTATCACGCAGCAGATTCAGCGGAAGAACGAGCAGGGGGAGCATGAGCGGCAGCTTCAGATTGCGCACGCGGAGGCGGACAGGGCGAGCGGCGATTACGCCGCACTGCTCAAGCGGCTGGAGGAAAAGGCATTGACGCCGCGAGCGCCGAAAGTGCAAGATGAGCAGCAGCGGGCGCAATCGGGAGCACAGTTGAGGAAGTTGAACCAGCAGCAGAACGTTGCGGCGTGGGAACGGATGCAGGAGAGGCCCAATTCAGAAGTTCTACGAGGTGAGTGATGGCAGACGAAGCGCGTAAAGGATTGGGCCGGATGGCGAAAGCACCGGATGAGAAGAAGGGCGGCGAGAAGCCCATGCCGAAAGGGAAGGTAGATGCCGAGTCCCACGGTGAGGCAGACGGGGAGGAGCATACCTCCACCATCACTCACCACGCGGACGGGAGCCATACGAGCCAGATGCACGGCGGCGAAGAGACGCATCACCCGGACCATAAGCACCTGATGGCGCATATCGGTCATCACCTGAGCGGCGGGGACGCCCACCACGTCACCCATCACGACGGGATGGAAGCGCACTCCCATACGGTGCATGAAGATGGGACGCACGAGCCGCATGAGGGAGATCCGCATGAGAGCCTGGATGCCATGATGAATGGCGGAATGGGCGATCAAACCGGCGGCGACAACACCGGCGATCACGAGATGATGGAGCAGCACCCCCCAACCTACGGCGGGATGTAATACCCTCCGTTCGCATTGAACCGAAGGACTCAACCTCTCTGAAGGACTAAAAGGAGAACCAAATGCCAGCATCCCCTGAGATTTACAACGCCGTAGCGTTCAACTACAACATCCAGACTACCAGCGGCCCGAATGTGAGTGGTGCAGGCACGATCACGTGCAAAGCACCATTGCCCGCAACGTCGAATGGCCTCCCCATCATCATCAATACGAGCTGCCCGATCACCATCGGCGGCGATTCGAACATCGAGACCGTCACGCCGACCGCCGTCAGCTACGATCAGTTCGGGAACGTGAACATCACGGCGACTTTCGCGAACGCGCACGGCGTGGGCGAGCCTGTCACGAGCGCGAGTTTCGGCCTTCAGGAAGCTGCCTCCCTCGCTAACTCGCGTGGCGGCGGTCTTGTGGCGCTCACCCCGGCATGGTTCCAGCAGTTCGGCGGCCATGCGGCGGGCCTCACGGCACTCGTCACGTTCAAGAGTCTGAGCGCGAGTATCGCGGTACTGGATTACTCCGGCATTCCCGGCGTGTTCTCGTACTCTGCTGCCGCGAACTCGGTTTACGCCTCTACCACGCACGTTATCTACTAACGAGGGCTGGAAATGCCGTCCGTGTCGAAGAAACAGCAACAGGCCGTGGCGATTGCCGAGCACGAGCCCAACAAGCTCTACTCCAAGAACCGTGGCCTTTTGCAGATGACGCACTCTCAACTTCATGACTTCGCGGCGACGCCACGCAAGGGCCTCCCGGAGAAGAAAGGGAAGAAA